CAATATTTTCAATGGTAAGCCCGTTAAAAAACCCGTTAATTTCAAATATAAACGGTACCTCAATATCAGAATAATTACGGAAACTAATCATATTAAGACCGTCCATCAAGTTGAGAGTAGCGCTGTTAGGATAAAACAACCCCGTATCATATTCATGATCGTCATCGTATAAAAGTGATTCGTTATGGGCATCTAATTCAGAGTAAATATAAGGATCAGGGCATTTAAAGGGAATGACAAACATAAACCAAGAAGGATATTGTGTAATATCAATATTTCCTGAATACTTGACATAATACTTTTTACCCGGTTCGTCGGCAAAAACAAGAACCTTAACCCCATGTGTAGGATTAAGGTATCTTGCTATTTCACGTTTTTTTTGTTCCCTTTCCTGTAAGGATGAAAATTCTTCTTGGATAACAACACTTAATTCAATAAGCCTCGGCTCTAACCTGCTACCAAAATAAATCTCTCCGTGCCTACCCGGAATTTCCTGAACCCTCTCTTTTAGCCTCGGAAATAAATCAGCCCTGCTGTCCCTTAGAACAACAAGACCGAGAGGTTCCAATATACGATTTTCATTCACATAAAAATCAACACCTTCAGGTAATGCCAATAAAGGAACCCCCCTTTTCTTGTGTTTAATTAGATAACATATCAAGTTGCCTTTTAAGTTCTCTTGCCATAATTTCAATATCTGTTTCATCTTCAAATCTTGCATTTTCGATATTAAGCAAATTACCCCTTATATCCACATCGCCACTACGCCATTGCTGTTGCGCTTGACCAGAAGGTAAAGGTCTTGCAGAAAGAACGTCAATTAACCTTTGTAGTTGAATAGACAGATTGGGAGGAAATATTAATTCGCCGGGAATAAGCTCAGCCACACCAGGGAAAGTAACCATTGAACCGCTATGAGATTTCGGAGGTTGCAATACTCCCGAAGAATCGTAAGTCCAACCTTTGTCCATTAAATCTCTTTCCACTATACTTTCCCAAGCATCCCAACCGCCGGCATCTTTTACAGATATGCCGCTAACCGTCGTTGTTCCACCTGGCAAATTTACAGTTCCGCCACCTGGCAATTCCATTGTTCCCGGACCATAATCAAAGGTATAATCCTTCGTGGTATAAGAACTTCTAGAGCTTTCATAATCTTTATAACTTCCTACACTTTTAGCCAAGTTTTCTACCCTTCTTTCGATAGGGCCAAGTAGCGAATCAAAATAACTACTAACAGAATTGGCAGGCAATCCTGCCTTAAACCCTTCTATCCATAATTGCCCTTTACGTTTGGCATCTTCAAAGAAATACGGATCGTATGCAGAAGCAAACGCAATAAGTGAAAGGTTATGATCGCTAAAGTCCTTCTGCATCTGTTCATACATCATTTCCCATAATTCTCTTTCTTTTTCAGTAGCCCTTTTAACATCTTCTATTCTTTGTTCTAAAATTTCACGTTGTTGTTCTGCGGCTTTTTTTGCATCTTCTATTCTTTGTTCTAAAATTTCACGTTGATTTTGTGCAGAATTTTTAATATCCTCAATCTCTTTTTGAAGCTGAGCTTTCTTATCCTCCCTTGCCCATTCTGCTTGTCTTAATTCCCATTGCCTCATTTCTTCTGCTATCTGTTTATCTATATCAATAATAGCTCGGCTATGTTCCCTGCCTGTTCTTAATTCGTGATAACGCCTTTCGTCGTATAATTCTTGCAGTTTTTCTTCATGTTTTCTGCGTTCCTCTTCTCTATCCTCAAGCTTTGCTTCCTCATCAAGCGCATCAATCTGACGTTGAATAGCATCAATAGTTGCTTGAGTTTCTTTTTCGAGTAGCTTAATGCGTATTTTATAGTTTTCTACTTGCTTCTCGGTTTCTTCCTCAATCAATTCTATGCGCTTTTTATAATTATCTATCTGCGCTTCTGTCTCTTTTTCGAGAATCTTAATGCGTTCCCTATAAGCATCCTCAGCCTCTTTTTTCATGTCGTTCAACATCTGCTTATAAGCATCGTATCGTCTCGAATACATATCTCTTTCCTGTTCTAAAGTTAAATTATCAAACTGACTATAAACTTTATTTACTTCTCTCAAATATTGTTCTGCTGTATAAATGCCAAAACGATTATAATAGTCAAGAGTGGCAATGGCTTCCTCATAAGCTCGCTCCATTTCTTTGATTGCCCTAGTATTGTCATTGATAATTTCTTTTAATTTAAAAGATTCAATACCTAAACTGCTAATGGTATCAAGCAAGCTCTCGATTCGGGATTCAAGTTGCAAATATGCCTGCCAACCTTCTTCTGTAGAAGTATTTAGAGAAGCCTGCTTTTGCCGAAGCTTTTCTACAGCCTCACGAAGAAGATTTGCCTGCTTATGATTACCGTCATATTTCTGCTGTGCAACTTCTCTTAATCTCACTTCATCCTGTAATACTTGGTTGCGTTCCCAGGCAGTAGCATTTTCTTTATCGTAGAATTTAATTCTTGCCTGAAGACCGTCCATTTCACGCTGGAGTTCATCATTAAGCATACCCTGAACATCTGCAGCACGCACAGCAGCGTCAATATAAGCATTTATCATATCGGTTAGTTTATTAGTGGATTTACCTAGTTTATTAGTGGATTTACCCGCTCCGTCAGTTTTCTTACCAAAACTGCCAGTTTCTTCAGCAGTCTCGATCATTACGTCATTAAGCTCTTCAAGATACCCTTCAAGTCTACTAATTTCTTGACGATAACCGTCAATTTTTGCCTTTGATTCTTCGATTTTGGCATCTATTTCTCGAGTTACGTAACCAAAATAACCAACCTCGCCTAAATTTAAATAATCATCGAGATTAAAGCCAAACGGCATCCATAAGCTTTTTTTATACTTTTGTCTTTCTTCTTCCAGCTTGCTTAAATTTATTACCTCTCTAGCTAAATCCCCTCTTAAAAAAGGTAACCGGGACTTTATTTCACGCTCCGTAGCTGCTATTACCCTACGCGCAGCTTCTTCTGCTTCATCCGCCTTTTCTCTGTACTTGGCGATTACCCTGTCAATGGATTTTTTGGTTATATCCTCGCTAGTAAGTACCGCTGAATCGAGTTCGCTTGTTATGCGGATTATAGCTTCCTCTGTATTTTTAATCATCAACTTTTTCTTGGCATACTCTTCTGCTGTCTGGCCTTCTTCGCGCAAAGATTGGATTAAATTTTCACGTTGATTATACAGACGTTCTAACCTGTCGGCACTATCTCTATATTCCTCGCTCTCTTTTACTGTTGCGTCGTATAATTCACTACTTGATTCAATAATATCGTCAGATACATCTTTAAGTTCTTCCATCGCCTTTATAGCTTCGTTAAGTTTTTCTGTTTTCAGGATATACATATCGGTTTCCATATCATAACCGGCGATAAGCTCCGGGTATCTATCGACGATATCATCTATCATCTTCCGTTTTTGTTCCAGCGCAAGGTTGTATTCCGTGGTGCCTTCAACGGATTTCTTTAATATTCCGTCCAACCTTTCCTGTTCCCCGGCAACAGCAACAAGCGTTTCTCTGTAGATTCTTTGTTCCTCCGCCACACTACGGCTAATATTAACAATAGCAACCGTAGCGGCCACCGCCGCCATAGCAGCAGCAACATAAGGACCGCCAAGTACAGCAACTAACGCACCAATACCGCCTTTCAAAGCACTAATAGACTTTGTAAGTAGCGACATTTTAGTACCTGCCGCAGCTAAGCTTGTAGCAGCTTTAGCGCCTTCTCCGGCGGCAGTCGCAAGACCGCCTATACCTAACATTTTTACAATAGTAGATAAAACATTGAACGCCAAAAATAGCTCGGCAAATGTTACTATCAATGTTTGTGCAGTACTATCTAAATTATTAAACCACTCTACCATAGTTGTAAGTCCGTCAACGACAAGCTTGATCTGATTTAAAAGTCCGGAATCACCCAAGGCTATTGCAAGTTTTTCAATGGAAACTCTTAGCTGTTCCATTTGCTTATCTAAAGATTCCATCGTCATTATATTTTGACGCATAGAATAGCCTTCTATATTGTGCATATTATTGACGACTTCTTGCACCTGAGCAAAGTTGCGTAACAAGGCAATAAAGAAAGAACGCCGCCTTACACCGGCGGCAGCAGTTTCAATATCTATTTTTTGCAGGTCGGTCCATTCCTGCTGCATATCAACCAAATTCGCCATTTCTTCAGAGAGAATGCCTGTTTTCTCTGCTAATTCAACAAGAGAGTCCGGCATACTGTCCACGTTGTCACTCCATTTGGCAACAATCTCCGACAATATATCCATCGCCGGCCTAAGTTTTGTATTAGCGGCATCAGCAAAAACATTAATACCGGATTCCATAAGCTCGTTAAGTGTTTTTTGCCGTGTAATAAAAGAAAAAATGGTGTTAGCAGCATTACCAACTTCCCGGCCTGTTCTGCCAGTAGCGACACGCATAGCAGTAAGCAGCCCGATGGTTTCATCAAATGATAAATTTATCGCTTGAGCAGCACCGGACGATCTTACAAGCGCATCAATTAAATCTCCTGAAGTAACGGCAAAGTTATCGGAAGTAACATTAAGCTTGTCAATAACACCTTCAAGCTCTTGAGCTGTAAAACCCCATTGCGACATAATTGCAATCATGCCTTGGCTTGCCATTTCAACGTCCATTTCAGCTACGTTCAAAGCAAGTAAGCCAACTCTTGTTTGCTCGAGAGTATCCCGCATATTGTAACCAGCTTGCGTCCACCTCAATGCTATATCGCTTACCGTACTCCAGGTATGACCATAAGCCATACCCAAATCTTGCAATTCATCCCGCATTTCCTTGAAGTTGAACGTCACATCGTCAATAGTTCTGGCGATAACCACCATGTCCATTTCAATCTGACGCATGGTGTCAAGCGCTTGACGTGCGGCACGAATAAAACCGTAGAATCCAGCACCAGCCATAAACCAAGATATACGGCGTTCCCATTGAGAGCCAAGGATGCTATATGCTTGAGATGTTTGATTAACAGTCTTTATATGATCTTGTGCAGCATCATTAACTTTTTTTGTTCCTTGAGTTAAGATATCAGTTTTTGCACTAAGATCAACAAGAACTTTACCGTGACGGTCTAAAATAACCTGCCCACTCTGTATGGGTTGGGCAAAATTAGCTCCAACATTCTTGCCAACATCCAGAGCGGTAATACGCAACGTACGCAACTGGTTATCCAGCTGTGTAGTTATTTCCATCAACTGCTTTGTAGCATCTATAGCAGGTTTATAGTTTACGGTTAATGTAGATATTACTTTCGGACCGGCGCTTTCCATTTTAAAGCCACCACCTTAACCTTCAACTCCATTAAACACACCACAAAATGAAGCAAGCTCCGATAACTTCGGAGCTTTGCCTTGTTCATTACCCATTCGATTTGTTGTTACTGTTGTTGTTGCAATAGCCGTGCCTGTATTCCAAGGAACGCCTAGCTTGAGGCTGATATGTTTGCCCATTCTGCCTAAAATTGCTTCTATCTGCGGGATAGTCCTTGTGCAAATTTCTTCATAGTGCATAGAGGTGTGCGACAAAAGGGTTGCAAAAGCCTCTGCCCAGTCCGGGGGTTTATCCTCTTCATCCTTGCCGGCAGAGGCCGTTTTCAGCCCGATATATCAATTATCTTCTGAACACATTTTCGCAGGTCCGTTAAATCCCATTCATCGTCAATTGCTTTTTTAATCGAAACTGGCTCGTCATTTGCATCAAATACCTGCCTTTTCATCCATTTGTCCAGATTCTCTCTTCGCTTTTTATCTATCAGACTAAACATTTGAGGGCCAATATTTACAGCGTCTTTAGAAAACTCGTCAACATCTTTAAGTTTTAACGGCTTAACGCTGTACTTTTTATTCCCTACCATAAAAATATCTCCACTTCCAAGCATTGTCGATAAAGAAACTGGAAGTGGCTCCTCTTCTTTACCTTTTTTCTCTTTTTCCTTGTCGCTCAAAATAAACCCTCCTTACTTTAATTTTCTTAACCTTAACTGCTGGCTCTCTTTGCGTACTTCCAATAAACAGCATTATAACCGGCCCTAGGCTTTAACACACGCAGAGTAAAGCTCCACGGTTGCGGTTCTCTCTGTTGTGTAGGCTGGTTTATATCGCCTATTGCCTTGCACTTGTCAATAATGATGTTAGCATCGTAAACATTAACTTCGCCTTCATCTGTTGCCTCTGTAGATATGATAGCCTGAATAACAGGCCTTACACCAATAGTAGGAAGCCCAAACATCTTAACATCGCTAGCATCCCACTCAAATGTCATGAAAACAGGCAAACCGGCGTCTGCGCTGTTAAACTCGACATTACTTCCGCTAACAGAAAATTCCCCTGTTGATGGAGATGACGCAACTTTAACAAAAGGAGACCCTTCTTTATCCACAATGATAATTGTGCCTGTACTTTTGGGTGTATGAGGGCTTAAAGAAACTACATAAGGAGATGATTCCGGAATAGTTATCTCCTTATCAGCAGCCCACAATGTATCCGTTGGATTTGTTTTAAATTCCGATCCCGTTAATGCAGCGTACAACTCAGGCTGAAAAGTTGCCATAGTGACAACTACCTGCCCGGACTTCCCGGTATCATAAACCCCCACAGGAAAGTCGCTGTTACCGTCAGCCAAATCGGTAGTTGCAATATTGACGTTCGGCGCAATGCTTTGCACCTTGCCGTTATTGGTAATAAAATTATCGGAAAGAGCACCAGTCCCGGCATACTTGCGAAACACAATCTTACCGGCTCTCGGGTAAATGATAGGTTCCACTTAATTTCACTCTCCCTTCTTATATGGTTACATAAAAAACAAACCTGCTACCCACACAAAAAAAACCGTCCATAGTGGGCAGTTCTCCTAATTGACCATAAAAATAATACTTCCTTGCGTTTACCTCAAAATTATGAATCAACTCCTTGATCCTGCCTTGTATCCTGTAGGCAATATAATCGTCTTTTGCAGGAACATGACAGTCAATTTGCAATATCTCGCCGCTTATTACCTGATTCCGAGATTGCATTGACGGCCTGAAAGAAATACAAATACGGCTTAAATTGCCGGCAAGATCGTCCCATTGACTTCTTTTAATAATCCTGCTTGCTACTTTTTCAGTAGCAGCTCCCTCAAGCCCCATTAAATTAAGAATAACGGGGTCTTTGGCAATCCTGATCTGAATTAACTTAATGTCTTTTTCTGGATCAAAACAACTGCACCACCGCCGTTCATCATCCCCTGGATGCAACTGTCCTGTAAGCAACTAAAAAATTGCCCCAGGGAAAAGTGTCTATCGCTTCTTGAAGTATCTCGGCAGCACGTCTTTGTTCCAGCCATCTTGCCGCAGTCTCAAGCGATCTTTTTGGGGGCGTCGGCAAAAACGTAGACGGCAATACACCTTGTTTAGCAAGTTCCTCTAAGTTCCTATTTTTGAGCTTGCCTGTAGATTCTACCCTTTCTCCAAAGATATTTAAATATGACCCTTTAGGCCTACCTAATTTAGAAAAAATGGGTGACGCCTTCAGCCTTTCGTGATAAAACATCCCGCTTCTTACATACTCAACAAAAGCAGGGTTTGTTACGTCCAGCTCACTACCAGTTCCCCACTCATTCATAGCCACCCAAGGTCCGCCAACAACTGTTACTGTTATCGCATCTGCCAGAAGTTCAAAATCTCCTTCGCTTAGCTCGTTACTAGCTTGAGAACTCATGCCTTCGGACCTTGCCTGATCCATGAATTCTCTCTGCATCTGCTTTAGGGCTTTCATGATCACCAATTTCAAAGATACGATACATCTTCCATAATCGAATCTTACTCCCATTAAGCCCTCACATCCTCGCTTACCTGTATTCTCACTACTCCCGGCATCCCGATATCATCAACAGCATCAACCCTGTAATTATCACCCGCAAACACAACGCAATCCATCTCACACACCGCGCTGACACCATCATATTTTGGCACTTGAAAATAATACTTTGTTGATTTCAACAAGCCAGGGTCCTGCTGCCTTAATTCTGCCGTTATAATTTCCCCAAATGCGGGGATCTCGGGGTTAATAACTTCCAACTTGCCAACAAGGTTATAATCAGCATCAGCCTCTTCTTTGAACCTTTTATGAACAAGCGTCGCATTAACCTTAACCGCGTACCACGCAGTTTCACCGGAAGCAGGATCATTAACGACAGATTGCGTCAGGTATTTAACCCCGTCTACAGAGAATACCTCACCGCTAACAAGATTGTCGCTTGCAAGAATAAGCCCTTCCCAATGTGCTTCTCTTGCGCCATAATACCTGATAGCACTCGTTGATTGCTTCATACTTACTTTTGAGTTCACCTCCGGGTTCCTTGCTATAACGCAATCCAACCCTTTAGCTTTTAAAAACTTTCCTGCATATCTCATAAAAAAACACCTACCCTTTTGTCCTGCCAAAATGAGGAACATTAGGGCCAGCAGATGAAGCAATTATTTTACCGATAGCAAGGTCTCTTTCCCTTTCAAAATCCAATCGTCTAGTGTTCCAGTTTTGCTTCAACTCATTAGTGAAATGCGGCCCTTGTTCCCTTTCCGGGACCCTGGCGTGCATTGAAGGGCATAAAAGGGCCGCACATTCGCATACCGTTGCAAACTCAAGCCATACCTTCTTATCACCTGTAAGACTGGCGTATTCCGGCACAATTTGGATAATATAAGCCTCTGCGACAGTGATGATCTCCGGCTTCTCAATATCATCATCGGGTAAATACGATTCATTAACACCGATAATGTTCCTTACCCTCTCTTGCCATCCATCTTCGGTTAAAATACGGTTTGACACTTTGCCTCACCACACTTTAGGCATTGTATTATTGGTCGATCCTGAGAATTTTGGTGGCCTCTTTGAATATTTTAGAAAAACCGTTATTCTCCGAAATTGTCAAGATGCTTGTTTGCCTGGTAATGAACTTGTCACTTTCAGAAATATCCGATCCGGCTTCAGTGATCTGCTCAATAGCAAACTGCCTGTTAATACCGTAAACCTGCAAGCTAGGAACATCCTTGTGCCAGAACAACCTTACATCACCGCTAGGTAATTGAGGCGCGGCAAGAGATATCCCGACAGTCGTTCCTTGAGCAAGCAGTTTCAGCAAATCTACAGTCGAGAAGCTCGGAATATTAGCCGAAATAATCTGGATGAAAGCGTCCTTACTTGCAATAAGCGTATTGCAAGGAAACTCCTCGAATAACATCAGGAAATACAAAAACCCTTTTGCAGAAAGGGTTCCTGCGGTAGCACTTGAATCGAGATCCGCTTTCATCTTAAATACCGGAGCAGCATTGTTGTTACCGTCACCATCTCTAATAACAGCAATAATCTCCTCTACTTTATCCTTTGCTGTCTCCATAGCGATACGCCGGACATGAAGTGCCAGCATATCAATTTGCATCCTGCGAATTACCTCATAGGACGCTTCAATGGCACGACCATACTTGTAAATCTTAACAGTTTGATCGCGGCTTTTAATAACTGCACGCGGCAATTCAGAAGCCTCGGTAACTCTTTTCTTCTTCTGCTTGCTCGGTTGATCGTCAATATAAAAAGTGCGGTAGGTGTCAGAATTAATAACAGTATTCTGACCTATCAGCCAAGGCAACATAGTGTCCTGGGTAATAGCCTCCCTGACAGTCCTGGAAATTGCCTCCGGGAATAGTACCGCACTTTCTTCAGTCCGATAAAATGCATCTACAGGATCAGCGTGAATTACATCACCATTGTTCTTGTAAACCGTCTTCATTTTAATGCCGAGCCTCTTTAACTGGCGCTCAAAAGCGTCAAGCGAAGCTCCCTCGGGAGTAGGATCAAGTCTTTCCAATAATTGCGAAAAGGTAATTTTTTCGTTTCTTGCTTGATCATACATCCTGCGATCCAATTTAATTTCAGCAGTTTTACCCAACATAGTTCACTCCTTCCTTTTTGGTGTTTATTACGCAATAAGAACCATAACCTTAAAATTGGTGTCATCCACGCTAACGGCTTTTGCAGGACCGGTTGCGCCTGTAGACGGCACAACAGCACCGCTGCCATTAACAACAACATAATCTCCAGGAGTAGGAAGATTCCCGGAAACACCATCGAATTCTGCGTACCCGCCATCCTGAACGGTCATATAGCCATCAAATTCATACTGATGAACCCTGCCAAGCAACGGGTCACCGGAATTTCCAAAACCAGCTTCGCCGTCTCCTGTTATAGTAACTGCCTTATCCAAAACGGCAGAACGGCCATCGCTTTGCCATGCCTTAGCTGAGGCCACAGCAGATATCAAGGCATTAGCAGCCCTCCAAGTAGAACTACGAAAACCAATTCCTTCAAAATCAATTCCACCTCTACTCAATCCATTTCACTCCCTTCATGTTTTTGAGCATTTAAAAACCCGCATTAGCGGGCATTATACCTTGTAAGCATCGTCGGGCACTTCTGTTTCAGTATCGCCTCCTAGTGCGGCATCCGGGGCAGATTTCCTTCCGGTTGGAATTGCCGACTCCGCTTCGGTTTTAAAGGTTTCGATTATACCCTTCAATTCAGCAGAGTTCATAAACTTATACCTTGTATTCCACGAATCCTTATTGTATTGATCGCCGTGCGCCCTGATACCCCATTCTTCCGCCTCTTTTATTAACGCCTGAAGGTAATTGTCACCCTCCTTGGCAAAAGCCAATAATTCTTCTGCCGTAACCTCCCTGCCGAGCGCTTCTTTTGCTTGCTCCAAAGTAATAAAAGGCTCGACTTGTTCACCGGAATTTCCTTCTCCCAATTTGCTCAACATTTCCTTTATTACTGGCAACTCATGTAACGATTCTTTGTTTAAAGCAATACTCAAGCTACTGCCATCGTTTACAATGTCAGTTACAAAGTTTGTTACATCCACACCATCCAAAATAACCTTGTTACTCACTGTTTTTTCACCACCTTTTGAAAGATTTATTCCATTAAGGACAACCTTCTTTTCTAGATCCTCCTTTCTGGCAAAAGTAATCAGCTTACCACACCTTGAACTGTATATGTGCAAAAGCGGTGTCCCGCTGCTTAACCCTTTCAGATCATCAACGATAACCATTTTGCTTTCAGGAACATCTCCTGCGGCAGAAAGCACTCCTGCTCCCGGATATGCGCCGTCAAATACAATGGAGTTTTCCATTAAAAATCCTGGAGGCTTCGCTATAATATGGCAGAGCTTCCCGTCATATTCGCGTCCTGCAAAGTGATTACATTTACCATAATCCATATAATCATTGCCACAAATAGAGCACTCATAAGTGTCTGCACCCCAACCTATGCTTGTATCAAAAAACGTTCCGTCCTCAATGCTGGCTATAATAGAATCTGTCTTTATCCCATCTATCTCCTTGCCCCTGACAATATAATGATCTGCATACAGTGCCCAATCTTCGCCCTCAACATCGCTTCTTTTGAGTTTAGAATCAAATGTTCTGCCGTATCCAATCGCAGCTTTCGGCTTAGCAAAAAGTCCAGCCCACGGATGGTCAATTAAAAGACTTACCCCTTTTTTGGCATCTTCTTTAAAAACATTAAGCAGGGACTTGTGAATTTGTATATATCTTTCCGGGATAATCATGTCCCCGACAAGTTTGTCAGGGAAAACAAAAACCTCTTCTTTTGAAAGAGGCCTTTTGGCAAGTTGATTTATTTTTTCAAGCTGACTTTCAGTAGGAACACCAAACTTCCTATCATTTCCGCTCATTTTCTTTCACCCCCGTTCCGTCAATTTTACCGCAAGAACATTTCTCCTTTGCACAATTAGAAATAAGCCTGTTGCCTTCTTTGACCTTCTGGCATTTGCAATACTTTATCGGAATCCCGTACTCCACCCTTGCCATCGTTCTTATCATTACCTGCAACACCCCCTTTTCCACCGACATTAAAGGCAATCCTCACCTTGTCTTCCGGGTACTCTTGTTTATACGCCTTTTCTGCGCCTATTATTTCCTGCGCCGCCTTGTCAGGACTGCAAAGCCGAAGGATCATATTGATAGCCCAAAACTGTTGCTGTTTCAGTTTGACTTCGATTTTATCCATTTCACTTTGCCAGTCAATAACATTATGTGTAAAAACAGGGATAGCCTGAATCCCTCTTACTCTCAGCCATAACCTTGCAATTTCTTCGATAAGCCTTTTGGAACCGCGCTGGATAGAAAGAATACCTTGCACCTTAATTTTAAATTCTACCGTAGACCACGTTTCCGTTCTTCCTTGTGCCCTGCCAGCAAAAATGCCGAGTTCTTTTATACCGTTCAGTATTTGAACATCAACGGTTTCCGTAATAGCCCTAACATCAAGGCTTCTGTTAGCATTTCCACCTGAGTTCAAGTTTACTTCAACGTCATCAAAGTGGATATAATCATCATCTGGCTCGAGATTGTTCATAGTATCCTTGATTTCATTCCATTTTTCCATCAGCCATTTAGATTGTTCTTTCGGATTAGCTTTAACCTGCGGAGGCATAATTTGCATCATTCTCTCGAGCAATATCTTAATATCATTGCGTGGCCATCCTTGATGGTGAAGAACAGCAGCCATATCATGAAAGGTTTGCAGTTGAAAATCAACAGGTTGCAAAGCAGACGATAGCAGTAAAGTTCCCCTCGGGTCGTTTATATCGGGGTCCGTTGGAACGTAAAAGATATTTGCATTTTCAAGCGAAACCTTTTTCATTGACTGATACTGATACGGTATCCATACAGCCCTACCTTCTCTTTCTTCAAGCTCCCATGTAATCGTTCTGGGGTCAATAACATGAACATCTACAATATCAGTTCTTTGATCGTTTACCTCTACCTCGATAATTTGGTTTCCGTAAAGATACGCAGAAGCATGTAAAATGTTAATAAGCCCGTCTAAACCGGCATTGGATATTGCATTGACCCTTGACGCAAAAACCCGCCATTCTTCTTCTAGTTCTTTGAGCATATTCTGTCTGTTTTTAATATCAAAAAACTCCATCTTATGCCCCTGGTTGGATAGGCGAACAAAGTTCCACAATGCCATAGAAACATCTGGAATTTTTTTTCTTATAAAATTTATCGCATTTGCCTCGTCGGGGATTCTCCTTAGTTCTTCCAAAATATCAACCGTTCTGGAACGGTAAGGAGAAAGCGTTCGTCTGTAACCGCTGGTCGGCTCCGATATTCTTCCTGTATGAACCTGTTCCTGCGCATCACTTTTGTCTCGTTGGAATAACTTACTCCAAATCCCCATCAAATCACCACCTTATAGGTGCAAATCATTACCGATCCATTCGTCAGGCACATTGTCCGCAGGTGAAATTTCTTTTTTCCTGCTTTTTGCTTTCTTTTCTGCAAGACAGTAAACAAGATACCCTTCCGACGGTTCCTTGCCAAATCTCTTTGCCCACTGTTTTGCCGCTATGCCGGTTTCTAAAACTTTAAGACCTGCCTTTCTGTGCACTGACGCAAGCGTTTTCTGCGTATAATCATCTTCGTCCTTCCATTTAGCATTAGTTTTTTTCTTGTAATTGATATAAGCAATACAGCCACTATTAGGAACATACGTAAGAACATACCTGCTGCTCAGCTTTGCCATAGCCCTCAGAATATCAACAGCTTCCGAGCCGGAATAATGCCCCAATAAACCGGAGCTAAACACAAGATCGTACAGCTTATCTGTTTTGTAATCCCTTACATCGCATTTCACCACATCTGGCAGCCTAGGACTAATGTCAATACCGTCCGCACCAACTGCTTTTTTCAGCTCCCCGGAATAACAACCCACTTCAAGAATAGAGCCAACCTGTAAATTTTTAACATACTGCCTAAACTCTTTAATAAACTCTGGACAATTAAAGCTCATTTGCCAGCCTCCTTAAAATCTTCGCTATCGTTTTGCCGCTATTCCCCTTCAAATGCGTAGGAATTAAATCCTGTGCAAAATCAACTGCTCTCTCGTCGATCCCTTTGCCAACAGCCTCGGGGATTAACTCGAGTAGATGTTCAAAACTTTTAGCATGATAGCCTAAGTTATCTGCGTAGCATTTTGCCTCA